CACAAACAACTCGCCCTAGGTATAAATATACCTGGAACTGGAAAGAAGACGGTACCCCCGGCCTTCAGTATGGCGGGGACAAGATCCACTCACGTCACGGATACCGTTGGAAGCACCCTGTACACGAAGTATTGACTACAGATAGAATTACTCAACTTGAACACTGGATTGATTTAGAGATTCACCATCACGCTGACAATACAAAGCCTAGATCTCAGTATCTACCCTTACTGGCTCAGTCTGTTGTAGAGGATCCCTATGATGATAGAAACGCTTTTTACTACGCCCGAGAACTATTTTTCTATGGCCAGTATGAAATTTCTACCGAAGAGTTTAAGCGACACCTATCTTTACCTAGAGCTACCTGGAAACCAGAAAGAGCAGCCTCTATGCGATACCTGGCTAAAATGGAATCAAATTGGCAAGACGCTTACGCCTGGCTAAACAAAGCACACCTAGAGGATCCAACCAGACGAGAGCCCCTAGTTGAAGCAGCCAAGCTACTCTATGAGAATAGAGCCTGGACAGAATGCCTACAAGCTGCAGAGCTAGCTATTTCTATAGAGAACAAGCCTTTAGACTATCTATGTGAAGAGTTTGCTTGGGGCTCAGATCCCTGGGACTACGCAGCTATTTCGGCTTACAATCTAGGAAAGTTCGAGAAAGCCATGCAATACGGAACTAAAGCGGTAGAATTAAATCCATCAGATACGCGTTTAGTATCTAATTTAGCTTTTTACTCTAAGGAGAGCCTGAATGCCGACAACGTATAAGATCCTAGCCCAAGCAGCCCCAGCCGCTACTACGCCTACAATTTTGTACGGACCGGTAGGTACAGGACTTTCAACCGTGATGTCTACTATCGCTGTATGTAACCGAGGAGCCACTGCACTTACATACCGCATCTCTCTTCGTCAAACAGGAGAGGCAGACGCTGCTAAGCAGTACCTAGTATACGACGCATCCCTTGCTGCAAATAGCACAGCCACATACACCCTGGGAATAACCTTAGGTGCGGCTGATTCCGTATTTGTCTATGCATCTTCTGCAAACGCTACCTTTCAAGCATTTGGTTCGGAGATCTCGTAATGGCAGTGCAGATAAATGGCCAAGATGTTGGCCCAATTAAATTTACAGATGATAGGCCTGGAAAGACACTTCATGTAGGCTTAACCGCCCCACTTAACCCGGTTGATGGGGACGTTTGGATGGACTCAGATGCGTTAAATAACGCAGGTAAAAACTTAATTCAAACGATTGATTTAGCTACAGGTGGGTCTAGTAAAACTTGTAACATAAGCTCTGACTATAAAGACGCAGAAATTATTATTAGAGGTTTAAATACTAGCGTTGATGCTAGCTTAATTGTAAGAGTTAATGGGGACCTTACCTCCGCTTACCTTGATGCCTTAAACACCGTTCCAGGTGCATTAAACACCTCTCTATTTACCGTAGACGCTGTAAACTCGGGGGCTACAAACGGTTTTCTAAAAATTAACATATTTGATACTACTAACACCACTACTTATAAACTTGCTAAGATAGAAGGAAGCTACGTAAGCAGTGTAACTAACGTGCCTAGACTTCTTACAAACTCAAGTTCGTATTTACCTACAGGCGCAGTAACAGCAGTTAATTTAAGTTTAAGCGCAGGAGCTTTTGTTGGCGGTACCGTACTAGTATATGGAGTGAACTAATGGGACTAAGACGTTGGAATAGAACCACAGCTAATTGGGAGTCTTTTGGTACTCCTCAAATAAACCCTGCATCTATCGGTGCTGCACCATTATTGCACGCAACACAGCATCTAGTGGGCGGTTTAGACGCAATCACCGCTACAGGTATTGGTGCTGTTGCCGCATCCTCTGGAACTGTAACTTCAGCTCCTACTAATTCAACTGTCGTTAGAAATATTACGGTATCCACTTCAACCCCATCAGGGGGAAACGATGGAGACGTCTGGCTGAAGTATAGTTAAACTATGGCCACGTACATCAAGGTAGGTGGTACTTGGCGGACTGTATCTGGTGACACAGATTCTGTTTGTGGGTATGTAAAGGTAGACGGTTCTTGGAGAGCTGTTAGTAATACCTGGGTAAAAGTTGATGGGTCTTGGCGCTCTGTTTGTGCGCCTACACCTGCGCCTACGCCTACGCCTACGCCTACGCCTACACCTGGTCCTGGCCCATCTGATCCACCACAAGATTCTTCTGTGTCTAGCCTATCTCCAAGTAGTGGGGAGGCAGGTGGAGGCTACACAGTAACTATTAATGGATCTTTTCCATCTAACCTTACTAACATTGCCGTTAATGGTACAAACGTCGGTAGTTTTAGTCGTGTAAGCAGTACCGCTTACAGCTTTACCATGCCTGGTGGATCTGCTGGATCAACTGTACAAGTTCAACCTTTTAATGGTCGAGTACCTCTAATGTCTGCCTTAACCTTTACTTATAACTCTGTGGGTGGTGGGGAGACTAACACCTGCGTAAATGGTAACTTCTGCGGCAACATTGTTTATACGGATGGCACTGCCGTATCTGTAAACGCTATTAACGGAACTTTTAACGGCTCTCTACAAACTGAGCCTTGCGGAAACGGTGGAACTCGTACTAAGGCGTATACGTGTGTTACTCCCGCTTACTGTCCAAATATCTCTGTTGGTGCAGGACAATGTACTGGAGAAGTAGTGTCTACATCCTACTACGTATCTGGTTGCTGTTCACTTAACTACCTTAATGAGTCAAACTCCCCCGCATATGGAGTTAGCTCAGTAGGCTTTGGAGAAGCACTATCTAATGCTAGTAGCGCCTGTTACTATGCATTAACTGGGGTTCAATACTCAAATAGCACTTTTCCCTCCGTAACCTGTGGAGGGGGCACACCAGTTTGTAACTGCTCTCCTTTAACTAGCACTTCCTCAACACAGGCAGTACCTACATCACGATGCAATTCTGGAAGTATCAACGTAACTATTGAGACCTACAACCAATGTTGCGTAAATAACGGTACTGTAGGGTCTACTACAACAACTACCCAAGGAGCTTGCGTACCACAATCAACCGAATGTTCGGGAGCAGCATGTTCAGAAGCTAGATGCCAAACTTGTGCCCCATCCCCCTTAAGCTATGCAAGTACCCGTAGTGTTTCTACATCTATCTGCGCTTCAGGCACAATGAACACTTTCCTTTGCTATACCCCCGGGTCTTGTGCAAATATCCCGTCTGATACCGGGTGTGTACCTGCTCAACAAAACTGTACTCCAGTGTATTCATACAGAGAATATAGAAGTTCTTGCGGAGCAACCGTAGACATTTATGTAAACCCATGTACGGGAGCAGAATCGTTCACTTGCCCGTCAACCCCTACCCCTACCCCTACACCTACGCCATCAACAAGACGTATATGTAGCAGAGCTGACTACGTTAATCAGTGCTGTAGTTGTTTCTCTGAAGGGGCATGCGATGCTAACGGAAGCTTATCTTCATGCTAAACTTTCACCATATGAAAGGGCATTAAATGTTAAACCTATCGGACTATATAAGATCTACATCTTCTGTTCAAATAGAAAAAAAACTTGCTAAAATACCCGCAAGAGCGGTGGCTTTTATTATTGATACTGAGGTAGTCGACGTACTGATAATGGAAGTAGACGCGGCAGATTTATTAACTACTGCCGATAGTTTTAACGAGCTGCCGTCTACACCTCCGGCGCTGTACGTGTCTGTTATAAAAAATGGACAAGAAATTGAAACCTTGCAATGTGATGAAAAAATGTGGGCAATACTTTGCTCAGAGCCTACAATAATTAATTTAACTGGGGATGCTGCATATAATTTAGAGGGTGAGCCGCTGTACCCTTCAGCAGTTGCGCCCGGATGGAAGCATGTAGACGGTGAATTTAAGGAGGACATTTAATGTCTAAATGGGAAGAATATAAAAAAAATCTTGGAGAAACTCGTCCTTGGGATCTTTTAAGGTCTGACATGAAAACAACAGACGAAATTGCTGCTGAGCGATATGAAATCTGTAAGGCTTGTCCAGAACTAATTAAGCTCACTAAGCAATGCAAAAAATGTGGGTGCTTTATGAATCTTAAGGTAAAGTTAGCACCTGCAGAGTGCCCAATAGGTAGGTGGGAACCAACAACAATTTTGGAGTAAAAATGGACATTAAAAAAGAATACCTTGCGCCGGGAATTGTTGCGTATTACGATGTTATGGAAAGCCCACAGGATTTTATTTCTGATGTAGAAGGTCTAGTAGAGATCAATAACCTCCACTGGGTTCCAGGAACTACTAGAGACGTTAATGACGGAAGCGCTACTGCAAACGTTGTAACCAACACCATACGAGACGTAGAGACTATAGGTATTCCTTCTTTTGACAGACATCCTGAGATAAGACAACACGTTTCAGGTCCAAGTGCCCAACTCCACGATTACTTAAATGAAACTGTATACCCTGTAGTAAGAGACTATGCCATAGAGCACGGAATTTTAGGATACGCTACCGGAGAAAACTGGCAAATTCTTAAGTACGGAAAAGGCCATCACTTTGCCAATCACGTAGATGATAGTAAGGCCTACCCACGAACCTTTTCTATCTCCTACTATCTAAACGATGGCTATGAGGGTGGGGAGATTGAGTTCCCTAGATTTGACTTAAAAATTAAGCCTATTGCTAACCAAGCAATAGTGTTCCCAGCTAATTACGCTTATAACCATAAAATCTACCCAGTTATTTCTGGGACGAGGTACACAGTAGTAAATTGGTTTGAGTGATATAGACTATACCTATGCGTGGAGAACAGGTAATCGGTCGATTCAACATCAACCATGAACGTGGATCGATCATTTCGGGTACCACAAAAGAAATTGTTAGAACCGTAGGCTACGACCTTGAGTGGTGGCTATACCGTCCAGACCTAAGCTTTGTAGACCCAATCTATGATGTAGGTTCTTCAGGAGCTAATGGTGGTCGTCACTGGCACGGCCCTCACCACATCATGGTTATTAACGCTACCCTTACCCAGGGTGTTACTATGCAAAGTGAGCGCGGTTTCTACAACACTGACGTTCTTAGCATTACTATTAACATGGACGTTATTGATGGCTCTTCTTTGTCGGGTGGAGAATCGCTACCTATTCCAGAGCTAAAGTATCTTCCTTCTAACCCAGACGCCTATCTTCGTGATCGTATTGTGTTTAAAAACCAAGTATTTACCCCTAAGAGAGTTCTTCCAAAGGGAATTATTACTAACGACTACACCTTGTTTGACATTGACTGTTACCAGGTTAACCCTGAAGAGCTTGTCAACGACCCTCAATTCCAGCAGTATGCTAACTATTCTCCGTTTAATCCAAAAGATGAGTATGCTAACGAAGGAATCCCAGGCTAATGGCTAAGGTTAAAGCCGGTGGGGCAGATCACGTAATAAAGAAAAATAAAAAGGGCGAAGTCATTGTTGATCATGCTGCCAGCGCTAAAGCGGGGAAGTACGATAAGATTAACTTAACTAAAAAAGCTGGGGCTAAGACCGTTAAAGAAGGTGTCAAAGCAACCAAAGACTGGCATAAAAAGAATCCGCACAAGAAAGGCAAATAATGGCTAAGAATCCTTGTTGGGACGGGTACGTCCAAGTAGGAATGAAGACTCAAAACGGAAAAAAGGTGCCAAACTGCGTACCTGAAGGAAAAGGTAAAGACAAAGTCGCTAAACCTAAGAAAGGTAAAAAATAATGTGTAAATCCTGCGGATGTGGTTGTTCAAAGCCGGGTTGTAAGGGTGCCTGCAAGAAAACTACAAAAAAGACTGCAAAGAAGATGTCTCCAAAGCAGAAAAAGCTTGATGTGGACAAAGATGGCAAGTTAGAAAGCTCTGACTTCGCTGCTCTACGAAAGAAGAAGAAGTAATGTGCGCTACCTGTGGCTGTGGTAAGCCTAAAGACAAGCATGGCATGAAGACCCTGGCCGCTGCTAATAAGAAGTTTGATAAGAAGTCTGATTCTAAGGGTAAAGCCAAGAAGTCCAACATGGTTAGAAAGAAGGGCATGTAATGGCTAAGCATTTAGACGATAAATACACAGAGGCTAAAGATAAGAAGAAAGATGCCAAAATGACCAAGGGTATGACCCCGGCTCAAAAGGCAAAGTTTGAAAAAGCCGATGATGCACACGGCAAAAAGAAGAAGCCAAAGACTATGGCTGAGGATCGAAAGATAGACGCCAAGATCATTAAAAAGATTAAAAAGAAGTAACGACTTAGGCCCCGAAAGGGGCCTTTTTCGTTTATTCTTGTTTTTGACGCCGGAGTAATCCGGAACCCTGCAGCTTGACCCCCGCATTTCTCCCTTTGGAGGTTTTTAATGATTTCACTACTCGATAGAATGGCTCGTGCCGAAACTGAGGCAGATAGAGAGCAATTCGTCCGCGGTGTTTTAGGTCTAGACAAATTTCATGCTGGCTCAATGGTAGCTGGCTGGATTGCAGGAAGTCTGATCTCTAAAGCCGTGGGCCGTAAATGAGATTATCAGAAGCCTTAAAATACTCCATAAGTGAAGGTGCTCGATTAGATTCGTTAGCTACTACTAACGATTTGCGGGAGTACTGCAGAGCTAATGGCTGGCCCTCAGACATTGTAAATAATATGTCTGTTGTAAACGATGGGTCTCAACACACCATCTACTACCCACCCTATCTAGGACGTAGAGTAGTAGAGCTAGAGTACACCCCAGAGATACCTACATTTGCTACTCTCCGCAGATTTTTAGATCAAACAAATGATACTAATTTTGCTGCTGGAATATTGGGGGCGATGAACTTCTAATGCCATTTATTATTAATGAAGATAAAGCTATAAAAGCTATGCTGACAGGAATAACTGTTTCAGATAGTGGTAATCCCGCCCGCCCTGTAGGAGTGTGGTTTGGTCAACCTGACCTTGAAATTAGAGCTCAGTCATACCCATACCTAACTATAGATTTTATTGGCTATAACGAAGATTTCTCCAGAGCTCATCGCGGAGAGATTCAGATGCCCTACTTTCCAGAAGGTGTAGACACCGACGAGCAGTATGTAACTGAATTTCCAATCCCAGTTTACTTAGATTATCAAATTACCAGCTATGCCCGCCAACCTAGACACGATAGGCAAATAATGGCAGCCATGGCAATTGGCCAACGTATCCCATTACGTTTTGGTCTACTAGTTGTCCCAGAAGATATGACGGTTCGCCGCTTAGATTTTCTGGGGTTTGTAAAAAAAGATACTACAGATGAAAACGGTAAGCGTCTATTTTCTAATGCGTACACTATTAGAGTTAGTGCTGAAATTTTACCTAGAGTTCTTGAACAGATTATCCCCGTACAAAATACTAACGTCTCGCTCAATAGCCAGCCCACAGAATTTACTACTATATCTATATAACTCGGCACCCCAAGAATATCAACCTACCCTAAGGAGTAAAACAGATGGCTACATACAGCCGGCCAGGAATCTTCATCAATGAAGTTTCTCTGCCTCAATCCATTGAATCTGCCAACAACGGTTCGTCTCGCGGCGCATTTGTTGGTACGTTTGCAAAAGGACCTACTGCAGAACCAACACTAATTACAAGTTGGTACGAGTTTGGAAAAACTTTTGGAACGTTGTCAGATTTATACCCAGCAAGCTGGGCTCTATATGCCTTTTTCGCTAACGGCGGACGTCAGGTATACGTAAAGCGTGTCGTAGGTACAGGTGCTGCAGCAGCATCCGTAACCCTAGTAGACCGTGCAGCAACACCAGTCCCTACCCTAACTATTAGCGCTGCTAATCCAGGACAGTGGGGCAACACCCTAAAGGCAACAGTTACTTCAGCCTCTACTACAACTTTTAACCTAGTCATCTCTGATGAAGATGGAGTTGTAGAGCAATTCTCTGATCTAAGCATGTCTAGTACAAGTACACGTAACGTAGTTTCATTTGTTAACTCAACATCCTCTGTTGTGCGTGTAACTAACCTAAATGCTGGAACAGCATCTCCAAATAACCAACCAGCAGTTGTAGAGAACAGAGCATTTACTTCTGGAACAGACGGTGCTGTCCCTACTAGAGCAGCTTACTCAGCTGCACTAACTACCTTTGATGCAATTAACTCTCCGCTTCTACTTAACAACGCAGATGCAGCCTATGCCTTTGCAGCAGGAGGTACTACCATTGCTCGTGCAGCAGCAGTTGCTCTGCAAGGAGACGTAGCCGCCTATGCAGAAGCACGTGGAGATGTATTTGCACTTATCGATCCACCAGCAGGATCCACTGCGGCAGAAGCACTAGCTTATGCAGCAGAAGTTAAAACAGCTTTTGCAGCATCTGGAGACGGTGGAAACACCGCAACTTACTACCCATGGGTAGTAGTTCCAGATCAACTAAGCGCTGCTACTGCAGCTACTCGTATCCTTCCTCCTGGCCCAGCAGCTATGGGTAAGTACCTAGAGACAGATGCCGCACGCGGTGTCTTTAAGTCCCCAGCAGGTTTTGGAACACGAATTGCTAACGCTGTTGCTCTAGAGCGCAGCCTAACAAATGCTGAGCTAGATTCACTAAACTCAGCACAAGCTCCAGTAAACGCTATCCGCAATATTCCAGGCGGAGGTATTGTAATTATGGGTGCTCGCACACTCAACAATACTCCTGGAGAGCGCTACATTAACGTTCGCAGATCAATGATTTTCTTAAAGAAAGAACTTACTGCTCGCAGTGAGTTTGCTGTCTTTGAGAATAACAGCGAACTTCTTTGGAACAGAATCCGCACATCCCTAGGTAACTTCTTACGAGATTACTGGTCACAGGGTGGTCTACGCGGAGCTACTCCAGCACAGGCGTTCTACGTTCGATGCGATGCTTCAAACAACAGCCCACAGCAAATTCTTAGCGGAACTGTAAACATCGAAATTGGTGTGGCTGTAGAATACCCAGCAGAGTTTATCGTGATCAGCATTGGGCAGATCACAGGAAGCGCTTCGGCGTAAGGAGATACTAAAAAATGACACAAAATGCATTTACTAACGTATTATCTACGTTAGCCACCGATCCAGTACGTAATTTTCGGTTCTTAGTCCAGTTCCTAGCACCTACAGATGCAGCAACTCCAACTTGGGCTTTTGATGCCAAAATGGGTTTCACATCTGTTTCTGGACTAACCGTAGCTACAGAATCTATTCAATACCGAGAGGGTGGGTACAACACAACCGTGCACCAGCTTCCAGGTCAAACTTCATTCAGCCCGGTTACATTCAGCCGCGGTGTGATGCTAGCAAACTCACAAAACTACCAGTGGATGCGCCGACTATTCTCAGTAATTAGTTCTGGAGCAACTGCGGGTGTGGGAGCAGACTTCCGTTGTGATATCGATATCTCTGTCCTTAGCCACCCAAATGCTAAGGGCCTTTCAGTTGCAAGCGCAACTGCATCCGGAGGTACCGACCCACACGTGTCTTTGCGATTCCGCCTATACAATGCGTGGATTACTAACCTTTCTTACAGCAACTTGGACGCCGGCGGTAACAGCCTTATGGTAGAAGAAATGACTGTAGTTCATGAAGGTTTTGACGCAAAGTACGCAGAAAACTACACAGCTTCTGCAGGCAATTTTGGTTCAATTACATCGTCTGAAAACGTAAATCAATAACAACTAACAAAGGGTATATAACATGAGTACAAGTACTATTAATGCCGCAGAAAATCCGGCATTGGCAAATAAACTAGCTCAAGAAGCAACACAAATCTCTGTCGAAGAAGTGGTGGGATCTGCACCAATAGTTACGATCCCATCACTTCCCGACACAAACATTGAACTTCCAGGGGGATTTTACGACCCCCTAGAAGATACTTTAGTAACTACTGCTGAGGTTAAAGAATTAACCGGAGCAGATGAGGAAGACATCGTACGCATTACCGAAACCGGAAAAGCGTTGATGACTATCTTGCAAAAGGGAACAGTTTCTGTAGGAGGTAAGCCAGCAGACAAAGACACTCTAGAGCTTCTTCTAGCAGGAGACCGAGAGACTCTCCTTTTAGGTATCCGCTGTGCTACTTTTGGTACAGAGATAGAGCTAACAGAGGTTGTTTGCAGCAGATGTCCAGAACTACAAACTATGACCATTGATCTTAAAAAAGATGTAAAGATTCAAACCCTAAAAGATAGACTGCAAGATCGCACTTTTGTTTTAAACCTAAAAGTAGGTAAGGTAAAAGTAACCCTACCTACAGGCAATACTCAGAGCAAACTAGTTAATGCAACAAATAAAAATAATGCTGAACTAGATACTCTTCTCTTAAGTAGCTGCGTATTAGAAATTAATGATGCAGCAGTGTTAGGTCAAGCTCAAATTCGTAACCTTGGTATACAAGATCGTAGAACAATCCTAGATGAGATTGCAAAACGCAATCCTGGTCCACTACTAAACGAAGTAAAGAAGGCCTGTAATACGTGTGGCCAGGAGGTAGAACTGCCATTAACACTGGCAGACTTGTTTCGCTCATGAAACAAGCTATCAACTGCTCATTGACTCTTACGATACGCTAGCTCAATTTTATCCGGGCTGGTCTTTAACAGAGTTACGAAATTTGTCAGTAAGAGAACGACTAGTTTTCTTATCTAAAGCATCTACACGATCTAAGGTGGTGAGTTAAAAATGGAAAGAGACCCTAAAGGATCTTTAGGCCAAGAGGCCCTAGGCCAATCTGGTAAAAAGGCTGTTGAGGGTATTTTTGAATCCCTTGAAAAAGGTCAAGACAAAGCCATTAAAAAAGCCACTGCTTTTGAAAAAACTTACGAACGTGCCCTTAAGCATATTGATAAAGTTGCCAAGATTCAATCTGGTAACTCTTCGGGTAGTTCACTAGGCCTAGGTACTATGGGGCCAGGTGCCCTATCACTGCAGAATGGTAGCTACGGTCAGGGCGGAGGCATGTCCGGCGGTCAGATTGCTGGACGAGTAGCACTTGGCTTAGGTGCTGCAGCTTACGGAATTCTACCTAGTACCACAACTGCTGTAGGACAAAGACTTGCTGCAGAACAGATCGCTATGTACTCTCGCGGTTCTGGTGGAGCAAGAAATGTAATTACTAGTGCTAACGCCGCAGTAGGTCGTGGAAACGCAACTAGCGCTATGGGCCCTACGCTTGCCGCTGGACAAGTTCTTTCTCAAGGTGGTTATAGCCAAAACTCCATGAGTGCTAGAAACATCATGGGGCAACTTGGTGGTATGAGTGCTGCTTCAGGTATGACAAATGAAGCTGCTGCTGGGGCATACGCAAGTCAGAACAGTATGGTTCTACTTAGACTTGGTATTAGGTTGCGAGATGGGCAAGGAAACTTAAGACCGCCTGATCAAGTAGTTAACGACCTTTACAACAGACTCTATGGTGGAGCTAATCCTAAGAACCCAGAAGAGATGTTCTCTCCAAACAGCATTGACCATAAAACAATTATGGCTGCTGCAGGTGGGAGCCCAGAAGTATTTCAACTGTACGCGGGCATGCTCATGCTTCGTTACAAAAAGAAGAAGCCCTTAACCTCTAAAGATATGGGAAGCGCTAAAGGCGTCCTATCAACTATGGGAGTAAAAGGTGGCCTACAAGCTACTAATTTTAATTATCAAAGTTCACAGAATCGTCTTTTGCAGGGAACCGAGCAAGGAGCTGTAGCTGGATACCAGGGCGCACTCAACGCTGCTGCAGCCGTAAATAATGGAATGTCTGCACTAGCAGAAACTCTTCCCGGTGTAGTAAACGGATTGTCTGCATTGAAGGGTGTACTAGAAACCCTACCGGCTGCAGGTGGATCTGGAGCAGTTTTGTCTGGCTTGGGTAGCGCTCTAGGAACAGCCTTAGCGTTGAGAGCAGGAGGTGGCCTTGCAAAAGGAGGAAGTCTTGCTGCAGGAACTTACGCTACAGGCGCACTTAACACCGCTTCAAAATTTGCAACGGGAGCGAGTAAAGCTGTTCCCGTTTTAGGTACTGCCCTAAGTGCGTACGGTGGCTATAACGTCGCTAAGAATAAAAAAGGATTTAGTTTTTCAGAAATGCTTAAAGCTGCGGGAATTGGTGCAGCTGGAGGTGCAGCTGTCGGATCTCTAGGTGCTGGAGTTGGGGCAGTTCCTGGAGCAGTACTAGGTGCTCTTCTTTCCGGTGGAGGTAACGCCATTGGACAGTTCTTTGGTATGAATCAAGGCGGAGGAGGAGGCGGACAAGCCTTAGGCACTGAAGGTAGTAGCTCACTCCTGTTAAATCCTGGAGAAGGTTTTAGAGTTTCATCTGGGTACGGAAGTAGAAAGGACCCTAATGGTGGAGCCACGCAACACCATGGAGGCATAGATTATGCCATGCCTGTAGGAACTCCGGTATTAGCTGCAGCCGATGGTGTTGTAGATACGGTTACCACACAGGCTAACTCCTCTAGAAGTTACGGTTTATACGTTGTTTTAAAGCATGAAGGTTTTTACACCTACTATGCCCACTTAAGTAAGAGCCTTGTAAAAGTTGGCGACGTAGTGCGTCAAGGCCAAACGATTGCTCTATCAGGTGGAGCAAAAGGCGCACCAGGAGCAGG